TATCATATTGTGCTGAATTATAGCTTGTCCCACCAGTACTGGAATAAGCATGTTTGGATATACTAATATCAAGGGGATTAGTGTATATATCTCTGTAATAGTAATCATCTGTTTTTTCGTCATCTTTAAGCTTGACAGATAATCCATTTAACATATCAAACCAATTATTACAATTATTATTATATATTGTTATTTCATTATCACCGGTCTTGCTATTGTGTTTTAATATAAGTAATGGACGGCATGGTCTTCCGGCTTCTGTAAATATTCTTAATTCATTTGTAGGAATATGCCAAGATATAGATATTAAAATATTGATTAAACCATTTCGTCTAAATGCTTTTAATAATCTAGTAACAAATATTGGATCACCTGTAATACCAAATAGAGTACCATTTAAAAATACATTTGTTATATTTTTATTAGTATGCAAATTATAGTTACTTAATTGTATTATTCCAATATCAACTAAACATTGTTCTATATTCTCAATATTTAATCCAGCTGTTATTTTTGCTAATAATGACAAATTTTTAAGATATCCAATTGAACCACCGTCGGGACTTTCAAACGGACACATCATACCCCATTGTTGCGAATGTAATCTATGTGGTCCAGTTATTTTAATACTTCTATCTATTGGTATATTTACCCGTCTCAAATGTGACATATAACCAATATAACTTATTCGCGATAAATCTTGCACTTTTCCTAGTTCAGGATCTTCGTCGGTAGAAAGCCCCCATCTACCTTTCAATGATTTACTAAATGTATCAGTAACTATCATTGCAGATATTAATTTATAAATGTTATGTTCTGTTATAAAATTATCATAGTTATCTTGTTGTTTCCATGACCCATAATAATACATACTATCCATTGTATTTCTTATGCTATCTCTTAATTTTTGATATGCTTCTTGAAATAGTTCAGATAACATGAATCCGCTAATATCAACTCTTTTATATATATAACTATCTCTATCACTTATTGGAAGTACATTTACAACAGTTTTTATAAATTGCAATACGAGATACCCTAAATATTTACCTTTATTATTGAAATCTAGAATATTTGGAAAAACATCCATCGTTAACGTAGATTTAACATGTTCTATCGTCCCATATCTCACCTTATATTTTAAATATTTAATAGCATCTTCTTGCGAATATATTTTATATTCAATATCATCATCTATAAATGTAGTACTCATTATTGATGGTCTAATAAAATCATTAAAGTAGTTTTTTTCATTTTCATCGAGTTTATTACCAAAAATAGTATAATATATTTCCTTATCACTTTCTATTCCAAAAGCACGAAATAATATAAATAAAGGGATTTTACCATTAAATGAAGGTAAAGATACATGTATAGAACCATATAAGAATCCTTTTGCAGTTGCGTTTTTAATTTTGATATCCTCGTTGCAATTGGCATCAATTATAGGAATATCTACATAATAAAATTCAACAGATCTAGGTGCCAATGCGCCTTTATCTGCAACACATCTTATAACCCCTTTATAGCCAAATCCATCATCGTCGTCATTTAACTTTGAAACAAATAGCTTATTTGTTACTATTTTTTCCTGCGCTATAATAACCTTTTCTTTACCGTCAATTATAAAGTATCCACCGGTATCATAGGGACATTCGCCCATTTTTCTTAAAATATTTGAGCCTTGATTTTTAAGTATGCACATATCACTATGGAGCATGATAGGGATGCTTCCAATAGCGACATTATTAAAAGTTTTAGTTAATTCCTTTGCTGAATCTTGTGTAGTTATTTTGATGAATATTTTAGCAAATATATGCGATTCATAAGTTAAGTTTCGCATACGTGCATCATTTGGAGTAATTAATTTAGGGGTACCATCTTCATATGTTGTAGGTCTATCAACATATATTTCATCTCCATTTTCTCCACCAACATATAAATCTACTTTCATTATTACATTATCAAAATCATCATATTTTATCATTGTAATTGGATTATATGATTTAATGATGTATGGTAATTGGGATTTTATGAAATCTCTATAACTATCTAAATGATGACCTGTAAATGGATATTTATGATCTTTAAAATATAAATCTAATATATCCCATTCGTTACTAATCATACTTTCCTAATATATTGTTTTATTATCTATTAATAAAATATTTCTATAAGGTTTATATAATACGTATTAATTAACAACATTAAATCCCAAATCATAGATTACTAAAAATCCTGTTTTGGGATCAACTATTATACTACACGGTATTTTTGCTTTTTCATCTTTAATTGTCAATTGTAAAGTTCCGCGATTATCATTTTGTCCATGTATGTCTTCGCCGTATAAATGTAGATTATTAAGTTCGCATTTTAATGTTCTATTATAATAATCTTTCAGATTAATATTATTAGTACCTCTCAATACACCTATATTATTGTTATTTTTATAAACAGATAATTTTCCATTATTATCATTAAATTTAATTTTAAATGTATCATTAAATGATTTTAGCGCCATTTGATTTACGTTGGTATTTAATGTTTTTTTATCTACTATAACATCATCCATTCTTATTAATTCACCTTCATTAAGTACATATTCTTGTGTTAGCAACTCACAATCCTTTCCCCAAGGCATATAATGAACCATGTCTTTAAAATCACTATTTGTTTCATCTAATTTATATAAAACGTATGTCATTTCGGGAATGCCAGGATATTTATTATTACGTCTGGCAAAATCTTTTAAAATATTATTATTAAAAGCTTTTGAATATTGATGTGCTTTTTTGCCTGCCTTATCATATACTTCACTTCTTGCTTCTGCAACAGAAGTTTTAATTAAAGAGTCAAATGAACCACTAAAATAATCGTCACCCGGTTCTTTACCATTTTCAATATCTTCTTTCGCTTGTTTTGCCGATTTATATTTTTTTTTTATTAAATCAATTGCTTCCTCGGCATATTTTTCTTTTTTTTCAATAGCTTCTTCTTCACCTAAACCACTATCATCAAACATATAATCTTTGTAATTCTTTGTTTGAAAACATTTTGATGGATAATAAGGTGATTTTTTCTTAGAATTATTATCCATTTCAGCACCATCCTGGCTATATTTAGGTACTAATTCTTCAAAATCTTCACCAATATCAGAAACACACCCTGCATTTAAGCAGGTTTTTTCTAGTTCATAATATAATAAATCATGTTCCCAACTATCGCGATTTTTTTTTCTAATTCCTTTATTCAGTTCTTGCCTATCTTCTTCCTTCATATCCCAATATTCATCCTTTCCTTTTTTATCAATAACTTCCCCTGTATAATCGTAATCTTGTTTTACTGCCCGAAAATACATTGAATTTTTACTGACAATAAAATTCATCCATTTATTTTGTTGAGATGCCTATTCAAGTTATGGAAAATAAGTATATTTATTAGTATTTTTTCCCTTTGTTATTTTCATTAAATTTGGAATATAAATAACAACAGCATATTTTCCTTGAAAGGTATATTTCACCATTGATGTTTTTTTAAAAGCTTCTTGCAAATTTTCTAGATTTTTTATCATTTCAGGATCATCAAGTTCATCTAAGAATACCTTAACTGTATTAGCATTTTTATCATTACCATCATATTCTATTTTTTTTGCAATCATAATATATATCGGTAATGGTAGTCTTGATTGATACGCATCTATCATTTTAGTATCTCTTAATAATTTTAATCTTCTTTTTATTTCACTTTTTATATTTGTTAGTTCGACATCAAACTCTTCGCAAAAAATATTATCATTTAAATAGTCTTTTTCATTATATTCTTCAAAAGTTAAATTAACACATCTTTCTTTCTTTAAGAATGAAGCGCCATTATTTTTAGTTGGATCAAGTGCTGCGTTGCATTCTGTATATGTACTATCGGCACTACATTTATTACCCTTGACATTTTTATAAATAAGCATTATATTATTTATTTTATATATATATTATATATTTAATGGATAATATAATCGACGGATGTATTACAAATAGTAGCGATTATGACATAGCAAACGTTATATATATAATTCTAAAAAATAATTTTAGATATATTGAAAATAATGTATGGGAATATCTTGAAGATACTATGTGGTATATTGATAATAAGAACGAGAAGCTTAAATACGCTATCAAAACCATAGTGTGTAAAGCATTTATTGAAAGATCAATTTTTTGGGCTAAAAAAACAGAAAAAGAAAATAGTAAATCTGATATAATATCTTCAAAACTATTATTTATAGGTACAAAATTAAAAGAGGATAAAAATAAATATATATCCAACATTATTAAGGAGTGCAAGCAATTTTTCATAAATAATGAATATTAATTGTCCTAAACACATAGATAATTTGTATAGTGCGTTTAAAAAGGCTTATAACTTTGATATTAAACAATGTATCATCAAAGAATCGCATTGTGATAATTTTAAAGCTGTCGGGCGCTTACTTACAAATGATGGCTTTTTTGGTTGGGATTTTGTCATGGATTATTTTAATAATTGTAATAAATGTTTTAAATTAACTTACAAAACTATCGTTTTTAACATATTAATTAAAGGTAATCTTAGCAAAGCAAAGCGCGAGCATTTATGTAGAAGTATTTATCGCGTATATTTAACAACCAGATTATATAATATACCTAAACATTTCAATTACTTTATAATAATGTATCCTGGTAAACGTAGTCTTCCTAAGAAAAATAATATTGTTGAAGCAGTTAATATTAATGGTGGTTTTACATACATAAATGGTAATGATATATATATTGTCAGATATCAAGATTATGAGAAAGTGATATTACATGAATTATTGCATCATAATACTATAATGCATCATGATGGATGGAAACCTCATAATTTACAAATATTAAAAAAATTAAGTAATATAAGTGATAATCAGATATTGATACCAAATGAAGCAATAATAGAAACCTTTGCTTGTATTTTAAACACCATATTTTATTCATTGGAAACTCGTAAAAGTTTTAAACAGTTACTAAAAAAAGATAAAGAACATAGTTTGAAATTAGCTAAAAATGTATTAGACCATCAAGGATCTAATAAATGGTTTGAAAAAACAAATTGTTATTGTTATATCGTATATAAAACGATATTATATGTATATTTTAATGAGTTTCTCAAAATATATAAATGTAGAAACGATGACGATATAACAGTGTTTATTGTAAAATACTTTCCGAAATTAAAAGGCTTAATTAAAAAGATAAAGGGGAAAAGTAAAACTTTAAAACAGACTATATTTTGAGTACATAATTTTATTTTTCTATGATTTTTATAAACTTTTATAAATTTAAGAGATTTTATTAATTATGTACTCTTTTTTCTAAGTATTTAAAACATAAGAATATCAATTATAATTAGAAGAGATGTCTATTGAAGATATTAACTATTTAAAAGCTAACAGTATTAAACAGACGTATACATTTTTGATTGATAGTAATGAAAGAGATAGACAAATTTATCCAAATCCTAATAATTATGTTATTGAATTCAGTACTCCGTTTAGGAATATTATAGCAATGGAAATTATAGATGCAAGTATACCTAGGACAATGTATAATGTTGATATAGAAAATAATTCAATATATTATTATATTGGTACGGGAGATGATGATGTGTTAATAACAGATGGTGTAAATGATACAAATAATTGTGACATTGAAGTGTATAATACAAATATAGAGGATACTTTTTTAAGAATTATAGACCGTAAGTTTGTATATATTAAGAATGTAGTAAATTTGTATAATATATATAATTCTGGCGGTATTGGAGGAAATGTTAAAGGTATAACTATTAGTTTTAAATTAACAGCTTTTTCATTATATAAATCTGATATTGGTGCAGATAATTCATATACAGTATTAGATTTTAGATATAATCACTTAATCAATCCTAAAACATCTGAGGACGCTCCAATAATAGTAAAATTAATTAGACTAAACGGTTCTACGCAAACCTATAATATACTTTTTAGAATAGGTAATGAAACAAATGAAAAAATAATTAATAATATTAATTTGAGCTATGAAACACATGTAGCATGGACAATATCAGATAATAATACTTGGCAAATATATTTAAATGCAACAACGGATTCTTCAAAGAACCATAATTCATCTTTGGGTATTAAGAATGTTTTTTATACTGATAAATATATTGGTAAAAAGTTTGAATTGAACTATGGCGACTGGGATACGGCCATTCTTAATATAAAAGATTTCAAAATATATAATAAGGTACTTAATGAAGGGGAATTAAAAAATTGTATAATCAATGTTCATACAAGTATTTTCAGCAATTTGATAATTTGGTATAAGATGGATACTATAATAAATAAAACTGTTGTTAATTCAGGTTATCATGTTACAATAGATTATAAAGATGTTTTTAATAAAATTGAGATAATGCCGGGTGATTATACATTAAAAACATTTTTTTCAAATTATGATGAATTATTTAATTTTGAGATAGGTTTTAAGGAGCATTCAGACCCATCAGAACTCACTAATTTATTGGACATATATTCTAAAAAACCATTTATTCTAGATATGAAAAGATCAACTATATCAGAAAATTTAGGATTTGATTTATATGCTAATGGTGACTCGCCGGAAAAATATGTTTATAAAGAAATATATAGATATAATGATAATATGAATAGAATTTTTCATAGTAATTTAAATGATAATCCTGTAAAAGAATTTAATGATGGTTTTGTAGACATATATAAAATAGTATCTCCTGGTATAATTTATTTTATAGGAAATAAGTACATAATAATGAAATGTCCGGAAATAGAAGCACATTTATACGGGTCATTATCATATTCAAAGTTTTCATTAGGTTTAGCAAAATTCAGGGTAGATAACGTAGGTATTAATAGTGAAAGATTAAGTATTACTAAATTACCAGTAAGAGAGTTTCATCCAATTGGGAAACTAGCAAAGATGACATTGCGTTTTGAAACAAATAAGGGAACATTATATGATTTTAAAGGAGTAAATCACAACATTGTATTTGCAATATATTATTATGAACCTACGCAAAATAAGTTTCCACAAGGATCTATATTAAATCCCGAATATAAAATGAATTATATTGAATATCAATATAATCAGCAAGAAATTGAAGGAGATAGCGATGATGAAGAAGAAGATTTTTCAAGGGATAATATTATGGATTATAAGAAAAAAGAAAATATGTATAGCGAGGAAGGGGTGAAATTACAACAATATAACAAATTTTTTGTTAATAAAGAATTGTCTGATGAATCATCAGATGAATCGGAAGAAGCCTAATTTATTTATTTAAAATGGATATTAATTCTTCAACTTCTAATTTCTTTAATGTGTCATCATTTATATTTTTTTTAATTTGTTCCTTTTTATCATCATCTATTTTTTTACAAGATTCTAATAATTTTAATACTTCGTCTTTTTTATCTCCAAGTGAGAGAATTGGATTACTATCATCCTCGGCTTCTTGTGGGCTTTGGAATGTAACATCGAAATCTGCTTTATATCCATCACCGGCATTATTAATGGTAACACTTGTTATTTCACCATTAGTAACTACCGCTGTTAGTTCAGCTTTAACACCATCAGCATGAGAGTCACCAATATCTATTGTTGGAACAGAACCGTAACCTTTACCTGGATTTGTTATTTTTATATGAGATAAAGCACCAAGTGTTACAGTTGTTTCTAATCCTGTACCGGCACCTTTCAAGCTTACTGTTGGTGCAGATGTATATCCTTTACCGCTCTTAGTTACTTTGATTTCAGTTACTTTTCCATCACTTATAGTAGCTATTCCTTCTGCTTTTTCGCCATCTTCGGGTTCACTAAATTCAATAGTAGTACCTTCTTTAACACCAGAACCACCATTTGTAACTTCTACTTTTGACACACCACCGATTATAGCTTTGCCTGTAGCAGTTACTTTTTCTGTTTCAAAATTTTCAATATTATTTTTTGTATAACAAGTATAAAGTATTATTATAAAAATAGATATAGCAAGTATTAATGAAATATAATTAAATATCATTTCATAATCAATATTTTTCATTATTATAATCTGTTATACTAAAAGATAATTTATTTATAAAATAATAAATTTATTTTAATATAAGTAGGGTATTAATGACAGATTTAAACTTATTATATGGTCCAGAGGATAATTTAATGGGTGATCAAATGGGTGCAAAAGACGGGGGAATGTATTCTTCCCAATTATCTGGCCAACAATTACATAAAATGGCATCACAAAATACAGTAGACCAAGAAGAAAAACAACAACAACAACAACAGCAACAACAGTTACAGCAGATGCAGCAACAACAGATGCAACAACAGATGCAACAACAGATGCAACAACAGGTACAGCAAGCACAAACGGTACAACAAAAACCTGTTCAAAAACCTGAATCGGAAGGGCAATCCAGAAGAAAAATGGAATACAATTTCATGGATAGAATGAATATGAAAAAAGGCGAGGTTATTAAACTAGCATTATTTTCATTAGTAATTGTTTTAGGTATATCAATAGATAGAATGATAACATTTTATATAAGTAAGTATATTGGAGATAATGTATTAACTGATTTCCAAGAATTATTATTAAGAATAAGTTATCCAATAGGAATATTCTTGCTATTATGGATATTTAAAGCAATATAATTAATTATTTTTCTAAATATATATATTAAGGTAATATATGAGTTTTTTAAAAGATATAGCTGATAAAATTATTCGAATTTATAATAACGACAATACTAAGATAAAAGATAATTTTTTTCTGTTTTTTATTATTACATTATTTACGAGTATATTTTTATTAAATACATCAGATCTACTATCATTTCTAATAAGTCGTTATAATAAGGTTTCTGAACCTGTAATGACCAAGAGTCCTTATAATGATAGTTTATATAAAAGATATTGTGATTTAT